ACTAGAGGCAGAAAGAAAAATAAAAGAATTAATTGCTAACTACGAGATAGAGATGGAAAAGAATATAACATCTCGTTGGGAAGCAGATTTAAAATCAGACTCTTGGCTAAGTAAGAATGTTAGGCCAATGGTATTGATTTTTTTAATAGTATGCACCATGCTATTGATATTTATAGATGCAGGTGCAATAAAATTTAACGTGAAGGATTCTTATATAGATCTTTTACAATTAGTATTAATAACTGTGATCGGCGCTTATTTTGGCGGTAGATCATTAGAAAAAGTAAAAAAATAAAATGGCACAAAACATAAATCAAATAGACATAGGTCAAGGTGGTGGGGCTTATTTAGATGACACGGGTGTTTATGTAGCACCAACAGGCAAAGTAATAGTAGCTATAAATGTAGTAGCTGCCAACACTAGTTTTACAACTTTAACACCATCAAATAATGCTGGAAGCAACACTTATCACATAGGTACTACGGTTACAGCCGCTGCAACTGGAAACGGCGCTAACGCTGAGGCTATTGCTGAGGCTGATAACTTTCCAGCTGGACAGTGGATATATGGTAGATGGTCTGCTTGCACGCTAGATGATGGAGCAGCATTTTTGTATTTTGCTCAAGAATAAAACAAATTAAATTAAATTAAATTAAATTATGGCAACAAAGAAAAAGGTGGTAGACCTTAAACCTACATCAATTACTGACGAGCAATTAAAAAGTGTTCAAACAACCGTTAACGGTATAAATAGAGCTCAAATGGAAATAGGAAAACTAGAGTCTCAAAAACACCAAATGCTACACCAGATCAATAACATTCAAGAGGAGTTAGGTAAATTACAAGCTGAGCTTGAAAAAGAATATGGTACTGTAGATATTAATATCCAAACTGGAGAAATAAATTACGATGTCGAAGCTGATAAGAAAAATTAGCATAGGCGCTAACTATAAGAATGACGCTATGCACTATGCCGTGGGGCAAGAAGTGTATGGTGGTCATACTATATGTGATATTATAGAAGAAGACGATAAGTTCTCTATCTACATAAAAAAAAATAAAGACGTGCTACCTTGGAAGGACTTTAACAAGAACATGGCTGTATCTGTAGAGTATAATCTAGAATACTAATGGAGAGCGTATACAACTTCGTTGTAACGCCAAAAGGAGATAGATACAATAATACAAAAGAAGTAGATGGTGGAAAGCTTATTCTTAATACTGAGATATTTAACCATCAACATGTAAATAGAGAAGCTATCGTTGTATCTACACCTATGGTAGGGCAAACAGATATAAAACCAGGCGACACAGTTCTAGTACACCACAACGTGTTTAGAAGATGGCATGATGTCAAGGGTAGAGAAAAGAACAGTAGAAGTTACTTTAACGAGTCTACTTACTTTATAGCACAAGATCAAATCTTTTTACACAAAAGAAATGATGAGTGGAAAGCTCCAAGAGGATATTGCTTTGTAATACCTTTAAAAGCTACGGATCAATTTAATATTGAGTCTGAAAAACCTTTACAGGGTATTGTTAAATACTCAGACGGAACGGTAGAGGTTAATGATCTAATTGGTTTTAGACCAGGAAGTGAATATGAGTTTGTCGTTGATGGCAAAAGACTATACAGAATACTATCTAATTTTATTACAATCAAATATGAACATCAAGGAAACGAAGAAGAGTATAATCCAAGCTGGGCACAAAGCAGTTGAAGAGCTTATTAAAGTTGCTAAAGAAGCTATTGTAGATTCAGACGACGACTTAACAGCAGATAGACTTAAGAATGCAGCGGCTACTAAAAAACTAGCTATATTCGATGCATTTGAAATACTTAACAGAATTCAAGAAGAAGAAAACTTACTCGAGGGAAAAACACCAGAAGAGGCAAAAGCAAAAGTATTCAAAGGATTTGCAGAAGGTAGGTCTAAATAATGTACGAGCAAAGTTTAGTTAAGACAGTTGAACCTGTTAAAAAAACTACTATCAGTAGACTTAACAAAGGTAAGAAGTGGAAGTACGGCTACGATAAAGATCATGACATTATAGTGTTATCACATAGCGGTCAAATTGGTGAGATTATAGAAATACAGAATTTAGCTATAGCGTTACCTAAAGTGCCGAAGAGTGTGTATAGCAACAAAAAAAACAAATGGGTTAAGTTTGAGCAACCTAAAGAACTTGAACGTTTAAAGAATATATTTGATTGGAGGGCATATCCTGATGACCAAAAAGACCAGTGGCACGATTATATAGACGAAGAGTTTAAACGTAGAGAAGAAGGTTTTTGGTTTACTAACAATGGAAAGCCAATTTGGATACCAGGCACTCACTATATGTACCTGCAGTGGAGCAAGATAGATGTGGGCGCTCCAGATTTTAGAGAAGCAAATAGATTGTTTTTTATATTCTGGGAAGCTTGCAAGGCAGATAAAAGATGTTACGGGATGTGCTACCTTAAAAACAGACGTTCTGGATTTTCTTTCATGTCGTCAGCTGAAACAGTTAACTTAGCCACTCTTGCAAGTGATAGTAGATATGGTATATTATCTAAAACAGGTGCTGATGCAAAGAAAATGTTTACAGATAAGGTGGTACCAATATCAATTAACTATCCATTTTTCTTCAAACCCGTTCAAGATGGTATGGATAGACCAAAAACAGAACTAGCGTATAGAGTACCTGCTAGTAAGTTTACAAGAAAGAAAATAACAGCTAATGAAAAGCTGGAAGACATACAAGGATTAGATACAACGATAGATTGGAAGAACACAGGTGACAATAGTTATGATGGTGAGAAACTAGCGTTATTAGTACACGATGAAAGTGGTAAGTGGGAAAGACCTGATAATATATTAAACAATTGGCGTGTTACAAAAACATGTTTAAGATTAGGTAGTAGAATTATAGGTAAGTGTATGATGGGTTCAACATCAAACGCTTTAGATAAAGGAGGTGATAACTTTAAAAAATTATACAATGCATCAGATGTCACTAAGCGAAATAGAAATGGTCAAACAAAATCTGGTTTATACTCTCTGTTTATCCCAATGGAATGGAACTACGAAGGATTTATTGATGAGCACGGAATTCCAGTTTTCACTACTCCTGATATCGACGTGTTCGCCCCAGACGGTGAATTAATAGATGTAGGCGTAATAGATAACTGGCAAAACGAAGTTGATGGTTTAAAAGACGATCAAGATGCTTTAAATGAGTTTTACCGTCAGTTTCCAAGAACTACAGAGCACGCGTTTAGAGATGAGACCAAAAACAGTATATTTAACTTAGTAAAAATATATGAGCAGATAGATTACAATGAAGAACTATCTAGAACGCTGGGCGTAACTAAAGGTAATTTTCAATGGGTTAACGGTATAAAAGATTCACAAGTAATATTCTATCCAGATCCAAAAGGTAGGTTTAAAGTAAGCTGGACGCCACCGTCGCAAATACAGAATAGAGTAATACTTAAAAACGGTATTAAATACCCAGGCAACGAGCATATGGGAGCATTTGGTTGTGATAGTTACGATATATCAGGGACAGTAGATGGTGAAGGCTCTAAGGGAGCTTTACACGGTTTAACTAGGTTCAGCATGGAAGATGCTCCAGCTAACAGTTTCTTTTTAGAATACTTGTCAAGACCACCAACAGCCGAGATGTTTTTTGAGGACGTTCTAATGGCTTTAGTATTTTACGGGATGCCTATACTCGCAGAGAACAATAAACCTCGTCTCTTGTACTACTTGAGACGTAGAGGATATAGAGGGTTTAGTATGAATAGACCTGATAAGATATGGAACAAATTATCTGTTGCAGAAAAAGAGGTTGGTGGAATACCTAACTCTAGCGAAGATATAAAACAAGCACACGCTGCCGCGATTGAAATGTACATTCAAGATCACGTTGGCATGAGGCAAGATGGAACGTTTGGAGATTTGTATTTTAACGAGCTTCTAAACGATTGGAGTAGATTTGATATAAACAAAAGAACAAAGCATGATGCGTCTATAAGTTCTGGTTTAGCTATAATGGCAAACAACAGGCATTTATACGCGCCCAACGCAAAGGTTGAAAAACCACAACTAAATATAAACATTTCTAAGTATAGTAATACTGGAAGTAATTCACAAATAATCAAATAATAAATATGGCAGAGTCTGGCATTAGAAGTTATTTCCCGAGTCAAACAGTTAGTGATGCTGAAAAGCTAAGCTACGACTATGGCTTAAAGGTAGGTAAAGCAATAGAGCAAGAATGGTTTAATAGCGATAGAAGTTCTAATAGATATAGAAACAACCAAAATGATTTTCACAGCTTAAGGTTGTATGCTAGAGGTGAGCAATCAATACAAAAATATAAAGATGAGTTATCTATAAACGGTGATTTGTCTTATCTAAACTTAGACTGGAAGCCAGTACCAATTATAGCTAAGTTTGTAGATATAGTTGTTAACGGTATAGCTGAAAGAACTTATGATGTTAAAGCTTTTTCTCAAGATATATTTGGCGTTGAAAAAAGAACGGAGTATATGGAGTCTATAATGAAAGACATGAAGACTAGAAGCTTTAATGATACGGTTAAGCAAAATTTAAATATAGATCTTTACAAAAACGACAAAGACACACTTCCAGAAACTACAGAGGAATTAGAAATACACATGCAGCTTAATTATAAGCAAGCTGTTGAGTTAGCTGAAGAACAAGCTTTAACAACTCTTTTTGAAGGTAATAATTATGAGTTGATTAAAAAGCAATTTTACTACGATTTAACAGTTTTAGGTATAGGCGCTGTAAAAACAAACTTTAACACATCTGAAGGCGTTACTATAGATTACGTCGATCCTGCTAACTTAGTTTACTCTTACACCGAATCACCATACTTTGATGACATATATTATGTAGGTGAAGTAAAAACGATACCAGTAAACGAGTTGGCAAAACAATTTCCTCACTTAAATGAAGCGGATCTTGAAGATATAATGAAAAACAAATCTAACAGTAGATCTAATTATAACTCAAGACATACTTACCAAAAAGAAGATAACAATACTATTCAGGTTTTATACTTTAATTATAAAACTTATATGAACGAAGTTTATAAGGTTAAAGAAACAGCTACGGGTGCTGATAAAATAATAGCTAGAGACGATCAATACAACCCACCAGAAGGTATGGAGGGAGGTTACGGTAGAATGTTAAGATCTATAGAGTGTTTATACGATGGTGCTATGATTTTAGGTAGTAACAAATTACTTAGATGGGAAATGGCTAGAAACATGATGAGACCTAAAAGTGATTTTACTAAGGTAAAAATGAACTACTCTATAGTAGCTCCTAGAATTTATGATGGCAGAATAGATTCGTTAGTAAAACGTATAACAGGCTTTGCTGATATGATTCAACTAACTCACTTGAAGCTACAACAAATACTATCACGTATGGTTCCTGATGGTGTTTACATGGATGCTGATGGTTTAGCTGAGGTTGATTTAGGCAATGGAACAAACTACAACCCACAAGAAGCTTTAAATATGTTCTTCCAGACAGGTTCTGTTATAGGTAGAAGCTTTACGTCAGAAGGTGATATGAATCCAGGTAAAATACCTATTCAAGAAATAACATCAGGTAGTGGTGGTAATAAAATGCAAGCTCTTATTGGTAATTACAATTACTACTTACAAATGATAAGAGATGTAACCGGGCTTAATGAAGCTAGAGATGGTAGTATGCCAGATAAAAACGCTTTAGTAGGTGTTCAAAAGTTAGCAGCAGCAAACTCAAACACAGCTACAAGACATATATTACAAGCTGGATTGTTTTTAACATCTCAGACGGCTGAATGCTTATCGCTTAGAATATCAGATGTTATAGAGTATTCACCAACAAAAGACGCGTTTATACAAGCTATTGGAGCTCATAATGTAGCTACGCTAAAAGAAATGTCAAATTTACACTTGTATGACTTTGGTATATTTATAGAGTTAATGCCAGACGAAGAGGAAAAGCAAATGCTAGAGAACAATATACAGATGGCATTGCAGCAACAAAGTATAGAGCTTGAGGATGCTATTGATCTTAGAGATATCAGAAATGTAAAGCTTGCAAACCAACTTCTTAAAATACGTAGAAAGAAAAAGCAAGATAAAGACCAACAGTTACAGCAGGCTAACATGCAACAACAAGCTCAACTTAACCAGCAATCAGCTGCAGCCGCAGCTCAAGCTGAAGTTCAAAAAAATCAAGCCCTTACACAGAGTCAAGCAGAGCTTGAACAAATAAAAGCACAGATAGAGTCTCAAAGAATGATGCAGGAAATAGAGATGAAAAAAGAGCTTATGCAAATAGAGTTTAACTATAACATGCAACTTAAAAATGCAGAGGTAGAAAACACTAAAGGTAAAGAAAAAGAAAAAGAAGATCGTAAAGACGAGAGAACAAAAATACAAGCTACACAACAAAGTGAGCTTATAGACCAAAGAAATAATGACAAAGCACCTAAAAACTTCGAGTCTTCAGGTAATGATGTATTAGGAGGATTAGGTGATATGTCTAGCTTTGGTCCTAGATAAATTTATTAACTATTATTATATTATATTATGGCAAAGAAAGAAGAGCCAGTAGCAAGCGAAGAAACTGGCAAGATTAAAGTAAAAGCAAAGAAAGAAAAACAACCAGATGGTAGCGAGACAAAAGGAAACGTTACTAAGGTTAAAGCAAAAATGAAAACAAAACCTGAAGTACAAGAGCAAACAGTAACTAAGGTTGATTTAAACAAACCAAACAAACCAAAAGAAGATGAAACTAAAGAAGATAACCCTGTCAACGAGGGAGTGGTTGGAGTCGATGAAAATGCCGATGCCCCACAAGAACAAAAAGAAGTACAGCCGGAAGCAGAAGCACAAGAGGCTCCAGCATTAGAAGAAATAACTGAAGATTCTACCGAAGAAGAAGTTGCTGAGGTTGAAGAGCAAGTTGAAGAGGCTGTTGCGGAGGCAGAAGCCACAGGAAAACCACTACCAGAAAACATACAAAAGTTAATGGACTTTATGGAGGAAACTGGTGGGGATTTAAACGATTATGTTCAGTTGAATAAAGATTACAGTAAGTTAGATAATGAAGATTTGTTGTACGAGTACTATAAACAAACAAAACCTCATCTAAATAACGAAGAAATAAATTTCATGATGGACGATCAATTCGCTTACGATGAAGACGAAGATGATGAAAAAGAAGTACGAAGAAAAAAATTAGCGTTAAAAGAGCAAGTTGCGAACGCTAAAAGCCACTTGGACGGGCAAAAGTCCAAATACTATGATGAGATCAAAGCTGGAAGCAAACTTACTAGTGAACAGCAGAAAGCAGTTGATTTCTTTAATAGATATAACAAGGAGTCGGAAGAAACTCAAAAAACAGTTAAAAAGAACTCTGATATTTTTACGCAAAAAACAAATAACGTTTTTAACGACAAGTTCAAAGGTTTTGAATATAACGTCGGTGATAAAAAATACAGGTTTAATGTAAACAATGCTGAAGAGGTTAAAACAACGCAAAGCGATATAAATAATTTTACTAAAAAGTTTTTAGATAAAAATAATACATTATCAGATGCTAAGGGTTATCATAAATCTCTATATACAGCGATGAATGCAGATGCTGTCGCAAAACACTTTTATGAACAAGGCAAAGCTGATGCTATGAAAAATAGCGTTGCGAACGCTAAGAACGTTGATATGAGTCCAAGACAAAGTCATGGGGTTGTTGAAGCTGGAGGTATAAAAGTGAGAGCGCTAGGTGATAACTCTTCTGATTTTAAGTTTAAAATTAAAAACAATAAATTTAAAAATTAAAA